CATGTGCGCTCCTTTCGCGAAGGTCAGTCAAACTTCGGTTTGTCATAACCTGCGGCTTTGAGTAGGTCGAGGAATACCGACAGAGGCAATATAGCTGGCCAGTCTGCGATATGTGATTCCCCCTGACCGTCCAAGCGAAGCACTGCCACTGGCAGCAACCCCTCTTGGTGGCGGTCTCTAAGTTGTTTCATGGCCATTGCGACATTAATGCCGCGACGCGCCTTGACTTCGATGTCCACCCCTGGAACACCTGTGACGTCCGTGCCTTGACGGCCCGAACCCGCGGAAAGCGCATATGGCCAACCGTTAGCGGCGAAATACTTCGCCACAATGTCTTGTGATTTAAGTCCTCGTTGGACTCGAGAGTGTGTCACCCGAGCCCCCATGCTGCGAGCGCCAAAGTCACCAAAAACAGGGTGACGAGGGGCCAGCTGACGGAAATGGGGTCTCGGGTGCTTTCCCCCGAAAACGCTTTTTTGAAGTGTTGCCATTGGTCTAGGTCAGACTTTGGCTTTCTTAGATTTGGCATTGAGTGCCTCTCGGATTTCGGCGTCCGCTTCATAAGGCGAGTGGTAGTAGCCCACACAAATGCCTTCAGCTGAACGAATGGCGAGCGCCCAAACGCTCGCAGGTAGTGTTACCTTGTAGAGAGTCCCGTGTTGGTTCTCTCCCACGAACTCGGCCTGTGGTGGCAGTGGTTCGTGCAGAATAGCGTCGAGCTGCTTTGCTGGGTTTGAGTTAAACTCGACGCGCTTTGCTAGTGTGAAGTTGTACATAGTTACAGGTCCTTCCCCCGTTTTGTCTTAGTGTAGCACAGTTTGCGCGTCATCACAGAGACGACACGCCGTTCATAACACGCGCCTCGGCGAGGGCGAGTCTAAGCATTGACAAGCTGTCCCAAGTGTGCTCCGTGTTTGCTGGTGCGCACTTGTCTTGCAAGCCGTGCTTTGCAGCCTGATAGGCCTCGTTTCGAGTCATACCAGCCTGAATGTATTTGTTGAGCATTGTGGTGCTGCCTTCAGTCGCGATGTTGTAGTGCATTCCCTCGGCATTTATTCGCAAGTTGGTCACTAAATCACGCGTTGCCTTCAAGACGTGCTCTGTGATTGCGCACAAGTCTGGAACTGCGATGCGCTCGACAGATGAGTGGCTGATGTCGCGTTCGTGCCAGAGTGCCACGCCCTCGGTGATTGGCATGACATAGGCCCTGGCCATCTTAGCCAAGCCGCATATCTTTTCGGCGGTTATTGGATTCTCTTTGTGCGGCATTGAGGACGAGCCCTCTTGCCCTGCACTGCGTCCCTCGAACAGCTCTCGCACTTCTGTTCGCTGTCCGTGTCTGACTTCGAGTGCAAACGCCTCGCAGACTGTGACTAGTGATGCCAAAGAGTAAGCCCAAGCGCCGAGACTGTCGCGCATCAGCACTTGTGTGGCGCTTTCTGGTGCGTTCAAGCCCAGTTCTTTGGCGACGTCCAGCTCCACGGCCCGAGAAACGTGTGCGTAATTGCCGATTGGCCCCGAGATGTGTGCAGTCTGCACCCCACTACAAACGAACCCCATGCGGTCTAGGCTTCTGTCGAGTGCGAATGCGATGTCTGCGACTCTGTAGCCCCACGTAGTCGGCTCTGCGACTTGACCGTGAGTGCGACCCGCTTTGCGGGTGTTTCGGTGTTTGAATGCGTGCTCGATTAACTGCTCGAGCAACTCGTAGCCTGCCTTCTGGATTAGCCAGTTAGCCTCGGCCAGCAAAACCGCCTGGGCCGTCTCCACCACATCAGAGCTGGTGAGCCCGTAGTGCAGAAAACGGTGGATTTCGCGGTTGTCAGTGTTCAGACGCCAAGCCTCAAGAAAGGCCATCACGTCGTGTTTTAGTATTTGCTCTTGAACCTCTACCTGCTCGGGTGTTGGCAACAGTACGAGTTCAAGTGCCTTCCAAAGGTCGCGGTCTAGAACCCCGCGGCGCCCTTGTGATTTCATGACCTCGAGCTCTACTTGCCCCCAGGTCGCAATCTTGTTCTCGTCTGACCAAACCGCCCCCATCTCAGGAGAGTTGTATCGGTTTATCATGGGAGAAGTACAACACGGCCGTGAATGCTCTGTCAACACGGGCGCCTAGACACGGCGTGTCGAATGTGACAAACGAGACACCACGCCGATATGCTTCTGTATTGACAGCGTAATTACGGCATGGTTTACTTATCTTATAAGGACGGGGAGACTCCCCGAACGGAAGGAGCAAGAAATGTTAATGACCGCAGACGCAATCCAGCACGCAGTTGAGCGCACAGCAAGCGAGTTCAGCTCAAACACTCAGAGCAACGGCAACAGCCACTATTACATCTGGAACGACAGCCACAAGGGCACTTTCAGAGCCAATGGAACGTCTTATTTGCGCGAGGGTGTTATCGTTTTCTCAGATGATGAGCAGGTCGTGGTTCGTGCAGTGGTTGACAATGGATTAAACGCAGGCGAAGTCCGCCTCAGCGGCTTTGCGACTCGCAGCATCGAGCTAATCGCAGGCGCAATCGAGACAGCACTGGAGTTTATCTAACATGGGCGCAGTCAAGGAGCTATTCATAGATATGCAGGACGAGATGAATGCAGTCGCACGTCAGCTGAACTTCGCCACAGAGGACGGCGACCCAGAGCTGATTTACGACACTTTAATCGAGTGTACAGCCAAGCTGGCAGTCGTTACTCGCCGCTACCACAGCATGTGGTCCAAATGAGCGAGCCTAGGTTGGACGACGATGTCGCGATGGGCTACGGCGAAGAGTGCGAAAGCTGCGCTGGAGTCGGCAAAGAGTGCATCTGCGGTGAAGCAGACACAATGGAAGAAGCACGGTTCGAGAAGTAGCGTGTCGTGTTGACGGAGTATTTACAGACTGCTACACTAATCACACAGGCTTTGGAAGGAGCGCAATGAACATAGTACACACTAACAAGGGTGCATGGCAGGTGTCGGCGCCAGTGACAAACGGGCACGACACTTGGGTCGAAATCACGACTTTCTACGGGATTAACGAGAAAGAGGCGGTTGCCCGCTTCTACAACTCGGTTTGGAACTCGGGCTGGACGGTGGCCGAGTGATTAAGGCAAGCGAGAACAAGGACTTGAAGAAGCTGATGGAGTGGCATTTCCAGCAAGCAAACAAGAACCCAGACCAACGCGATTTTCATATTTGGGCCGCGACTCTGATTTCGCTCATTAGGGAGATACGATGAAGCTGACAAAGCGCCAAAAACAGTTCCGTGCTCTTTTGATATTAGCAGCCGCTGTGGCTGTGTTTTACGTGGTTGGGCACTTGTGGTGGGTCGGAGACGGCTACTGCTGGGGTTCAATGACAGAATGCTTACTGGGGGACAAATAAATGGGGAACGAAACACCAATTCGCACCGTTCGCGTGGACGACAAGCTGTGGAAGGCGGCTAAAGTTCAGGCGAAACGCGATGAGACCACGGTGTCCGAGGTAATAAATCGGGCGCTGCGTAACTTCACCGCGAAAAAATAAAGAAAAACCCCCACCACCTGGTTTGCGCAGGTGGTGGGGGTTTCTTTGTGTGTATTTAAATGCTTGGTCGAGCGACCGCCATGATGAGCGAGTACTTGCGCTTTTTGATATAGAAGCCATCACCGTTTGATTGGCTGCCCTTGGCGTCGGCGCTTGTGTTGCCTTCCCAGACCTTCATGTACTTCAGTTTGGTGTTGTGCCAGCGCACGATTCCGACGTGGTCTGGTTGCTTGTCCTCATCGAACTGGAAAAAGACAATGTCGCCGCGCTTGGCCTGACCGATTGGCACCAGCTGGCCGTTGGCCGCAAGATACTTGAGCCACTCATCGCAAGATGCAAAGCCCTTTGTCTTGTTCTTAGGCGACACTGCCTTGATAAGACCTGCTTCATGGAATATCTTAGAAACGGCCATTGCGCACCATGGCTGGTTGTTTAGCTTGTACCACTTGCCAAAGGTCGTGTCGTTGTTTGGGCCTTCTGTATAGCCGACGTACCCGTCTGCAATCTCAGTTAGTTTCTTCATTTCTTGCCCTTGGTCTCGTTGAATGCAGTTTCGATTTCGTCTTTGCTAAGCTTGCCATCTGCAACATAGGCCTTCGCAAGCGATTCGCCGACTTTTGCGACTGCAAGCAAACCCGCGATTCCAGCCATTGTAGCTGCTTCAATACCGAAAAGCGAACCCGCACCGATTGTACCGAGTGCAGATACGTAGAAAACCGCCGCAAGGCGAATGACTAGCTTCTTTGTTTGTTTCATTTGGTGTCCTTTTCTGGTTTGTCTTTGTCTTTGAGACCGTTGCTTGCAAGCACTGCACCCAAACTGCCAGTCAAAAAGACGGTCAGCGTAGTAAGCAGTTCAATAAATGCTCTGTCGTTTGGTGCTTGCTCACCAAGTGGCTGTGTCACGAATATGAGCGCCCACAAGATGCCAAAAACTGAACCCAAGAACACCAGCGCCAGTATGGTGCCGATAAAAACGATTAATCTCGCTTTGAGCTCCTCGTTGGTAAACCTTTGTCTAGCCATTTGTCACCTCGGGGAGTATGTCTTTGGTGCAAGTGCCTGTGGGAATGCACTGTGGCGGGTTACACTCTGGCTTTTCCCAATTCTCGAACTCTTGACACGGGTATCTAACCCAGCCTTGGTACTGCGCACAGCCACTAAGGGTTATTGCGAGTAAGAAGAATGCGATAGATTTCTTCAACCTGGCGCTCCAATCTGTCAACAGAATCTCACAGACTCGAGCCAGAGTTGGGTTTAAGTTCTACGAGATAATGCTTAACAAGCCATCTAACTAAGCCTGAAAAAGCCCCCACGATTGCCGCTATCGAAACGATGAGGGCGGCCCAGTCGGTTGGTGTCATTTCTCTCCTGTAAGAAGCCCAGCGCTTCGGTTGCGTCCACGCTGTCGTCTATTGTTCGGACTACTGGTACCAGTTCACTCAGCAGTGTCATTTGTCTTTTCCAGCTCTTGAAGTCGTGCAGTAAGCATCGCCTTGTCAAGCGCTAGCAGTCCAATCTGCTCTCGCAGTGACGCGATTACCAGGTTGATGTCGAGTTGTGTCGTTTCTTTCATTCTGTGCCCCCTTGTTTTAGCCATTTTACGAAAATAATCGGCAAGTCTGGGTGAAGCGGCTGCGCCTCTGTTTTTGCCTGCTCTTTGTCTGGCGCTGTCACAGGCTCTGTGATTAAAGTGCCGTCGTCATTGAATCCGACTAAGTAGTTGCTCATTTGTTCTCCAGCGTTTCAACTCGAGCGTGCAAATCCTGAATCAGCCCCAGCATGCCAGGAATGATGAAACGCTCGTTCCAGTTTTCAACAAGCCCATCGCTATGGTCTGCCGCGATTGGGTAGTGCTCGGCCACCTCTTCTGCAACCAAACCTGGCACCAACATACCCGCTCTGTTGTCGGTAGGGTCGAGGTAGTCAGACCTAAACCTGAAAGCGCGAATCGGTATGTCTAGCAACTTCGCGGGGGCCATGTCTGGCACGTTTGCGATGTCTGTGATGTCCTCTTTAAAGCGTGCACTCGAAGCCGTGCTGCGTCTTGTGCGACCATTGGTGTCCATGCGGGTATTGGCAACGTTTGCGCTGGTAGATGGGTCTTGGTTGTAAAAGGCGTCCAGTGTGTAAACGTCGCCGCTTAGTTGCACACCAGTAGAGTTGCAAATAACGTAAGTAGTTGAGTTGAACGCAATCTGCGCTCCCCCAGAACTAACGTATGCGTGTGGGTAAGCTGTGGCACCAGCATTAAAACTGGAACCGTAGTGCATAATGACGCCAGAGATTGAAGCTGGACCAACAAAACCGACAACAGAGTTGGCTTCTCGGAATGAAATGGCGTTTGTGCTTGCAGAAACTGTGACACGGCGAGCGCCGTCCGAAGTCTGAAGTGTAAAAGCAGTCAACGTGCCCGCACTCAAGCGGTCCACAGTGATAGAGCCAGCTTCGATTTCGGCCGCGGTGATTGTGTCTGCAGCGATTTCAGCCGCAGTGATTGTGGCACCTGCAATTTGGTCCGCGGTGATTGTGGCAACTGCGATATTGCTGGCGGTGATAGTTGTAGCTGCGATTTTGGCGCCAGTGATAGTACCTGCAGCGATTGAGACCGCTTCGATTGTGCCAACCGCGAGCTTGCCACCAGTAATGCTGTTGGCAGAGATGCGGTCTGCTGCGAGTGAGCCAGTCGAGATGTTGCCAGCGTTAATATTTGAAACCGTGATAACCGAAGCATCGATGGTGCCCGCGGTCAGTTTATTGGCAGAAATCGAAGCAAGCGCTCCATCGCCAAGAGTAAAGCCCGACCAAGAGCCGCTGGTGAACCTATAGAACTTGTTGTCGTCATCAGTATCAAACCAAAGGTCGCCCTCGACGTAGGTGCCGCCAGTTGGTTGTGTGGTTTGGCGGTAGATGCGGTTTTTGCCGTCGGCTGTTGTTTGTGCTGCCGCTGCCGCTGCGACTGCTGCCGCTGCCGCGGCTTCTGCTGCCGCTGCCGCTGTTTCTGCCGCTGCGATTCCAAGGTCTTGCACTGAAACCCATGCTGTGCCTGTCCAGTAATACTGCTTGTTGCCGTCGTCTGTGTCGAACCAAACGTCGCCCTCGGTTAGCGGGAAAACAGAGCCGTCGGGAGCTGTCGGTTGGCGGTAGATGTGGTTCTTGCCGTTGACAGATGCTTCAATCGTGTTGATTTCGGTTTGGAGTTCGTCAGTCTCCTCAGTTGTGGCTGCCACGATTGGAATGATAGAAGTCTGAGTCATGCCTGTAGTGGTGACGGTGACTGGTGTTATTGCGATTTGCGGACAAAGTGGCATCGCTCCCCCTAGAGTGTAATAGTGTAAGGGTCAACTACAGAAGTGAAGTAGCTGACGCGCCAGTTGTCGGCAGTGATTGAGTGCGCAAGGCCTTCGACCACGCAGTTGATTGTGATGTTGCGTCCGTCGTAAGTCAAACGCTTCACCTGCACCAAGTCATTTAATTCAGTTTCAAGCATGTCGGTTGCGAGTGCACCGATGCCGATAGCCGTGAAGTCAATCTGCTCAGCTAGCACCACAGCATCTGCGTCTTTGCGGGCCGCATAAAGCGCGAGGTTGGCGGCTGCAGTATCATCAAAGACTGGAGCATCGAGCTTTTTTGACTTTAAGCCGTAGGTCGAAACGCTGGACGAGAAGCGGGCCGTTTTCTGTGTCCTTTTTGGGCCTCTGAAAACGATTGCTTCATTGTAAACGTAGTCTGTGCCAGGGTTGGTGATGATGCCATCGTAGCCGACACTGTTGGCATCGCCTTGGTCAGAGAACAAGAGTCTGGTTGGGCGTGTGAACTTGTTGGCGATGCCCACAAGAGTCGCGACACCTGTGCGGCTAACGTAAAAACGACCGCCCACACAGTTCGCGCATTGTTCAAGCATTTCGAGACAGCTCATATTTTGTTTGGTCTTTTGCATTACAGTGCTACCAGTCAAGCTGCGACCACCAGTCCAGTCGGCAAGGTCTAGAGCGCGAGCTGCACGAAGGGCTGCAGTCTCCTGGAATTGGCTAGTAGCCAGAGCTGGTGCGATTGCCTTAGCGATTTGAGCCAAGCCGTCCACGAAAGTGAGTGAAACGGTTGGGTAGATGCCTTGGTTTACTGCGTTGTTCTCGAGAAATCCAGTGTAGATGACAGTGCTGTTCGCAGTGATGCGTACTTGCATGCCAGCAACAAGGGTGTTGTACCACGGGCTTGAAGTGTTGCTCGGGTCAAAAGCGCCCGACTGGTTGTTCAGTACGATATCCGCAGTGCCAGACTCTAAAAAGTCATTCTGGTATTGGCGGCCTCGTCTGATTTCAACTTGAAGCAGCAAGTCATCGCTAACGTTGGTGAAAGAGCCACCGATACCGAAAGCGACTGTGAGCGTTGGTGCGTTAGCTGGCATTATAGAACCGCAAACTGGCTACCAGCACGGCGGCGCATTAAAGTCGCCAAGCCGTTTTTGATGCCATTGACTAGGTCGCCCTGTGAAACCACTGAGCCTGCGACGTTCACTGTGATGTTGCCCCCGTTCATTGTGGTGTTCGATGCAATGTTGCCGTGGCCCGCGGACGCGAGCAGCGAAATAGTTGGGCTTGAAAGACCAAGTCTGGACTGCTTCAGCAAGTTCTTGCGGACAGCCTCTCTGGTGATTGGGTCGTCCATGCCTTTCAGCTTCTTGTTCTTTTTGTTCAATTCATCTTGCGCAGCCGCGGACTTGTCAAGAGCCGCGTTGTACTTAATAGTCTCTTCTTTGACGCCCTTCATATCGAACTTAAACTTGCCCATGGCGTCGGCTGCTTTGTCAGAATCTTTGTTGAACTTGTTGGCGGCAACGCCGATTGCAACTAGCGCGACACCGAATGCGGCGGCACCTGCTGCAGCGGAAATACCGCCTGTTGCGAGTGCTGTGGCTGCGGCCGATGCGAGTGAAACAGTGCGCAAAGCCTTCATCACCTTGATAATCGCTTGCACTCCCTTGATGAGCCCAGCCACAGCAGCCGCCGTTTTTGCGCCAAAGAATGCGGCAGCGATTACGGCGCCGAGTGTTACGAAAACCTTGGTGTTGCGTGCTACAAATGAGAATATTTCGAACATCAGCTTACCAAATGCTACGCCGTAGCTGATTGCAAGTTGGAACGCCGCGGCAAGCTTTTGCCCGTTCAGTTCGACCCACTTCTGGAGCAGTGGCAAAATGTCTTTTTGTAAATAATCAATGAACTGCACAAGCGCGGGCAGCATCGCCTGGCCGATTGTGGTTTTAATGCTTTCAAATGAGTTCTTGAGCGCGATAATCGCACCCTCTGGAGTCTTGCGCAGCTCCTCGTTGAATCCTTTGTAAGTAGAGTTCAATACCTTGACAATAGCCGCAGCGCGTTCAGCTTCTGTGCCGTTCGAAATCAATTTCTTGGTCTGCTCATCAAGCACGAAGCCAGCCCTAGTTAACGCGCCGAATTGGCCGTTGAGTGCTTGTGCAAGACCATTTGTCATCGTCTTGAACTGGTCCGCAGACGCTGTTGCGCCCTTTTCGGCGGTCACGTAGTCCAGAATCGCAGGTGTCAATGCCTGAATAGATGAAGCCTGCAAATCGAACGTCGCGAGTTGTGACTGCACGACAGAGACGTTGCCTGCGGATACGACGCCGACCTTCTCTAATGCTTCAGCTTGCGCGTTTAGAATCTTGACTTGCTCGGCTGTAGCGCCGTTGGTAGTGAGCAAGATTTGATTGAGTCTCTGCTGTTCAGCCTCTGCGCGGATAGCCGCTTGCACGGAGTCTTTGCCAAGCTTGACTGCAAAAGCACCAGCCGCAAGAGCCGCAAGTCCGAAGGACTTTGCTGCCTTGTCGGCGAACTTGCCGAACTGCTTTTCCATTCTCGAAATGTCTTTGACAGCGGCCTTTGTGCCCTTGTCTGAATACTGGGTGAGAATGCGAGCGATTACTGCCCCAACTGCCATGTGTTACTCTCGCTCTCTGTCTAAGTTCTTTTGTAAGATGGCTTTGACGTCATCGAGCGCTGCCAAGGTCTTCATCTGTGCCGACCTCTTGCGCTCATCTACAGCCCGCCAAATCAAACGCGACGGATTCTTAATCTCGTCTGTCAGATTTGTAATGAACTGAATGCCGCTGCCAGTGCCGCCTGATGTGCGGCCCGCAACTTCGATAATCGCACCCGCTGCAGACTCGTTGATGAGTGCACCAGCACTGGTCGTGTAGTCTTTTCGGACTTTGCCTTGTGCTTTGGTCTTGCGAATGCCTTGCTGAATCACGCCTTGGTTGTAGGCAGGCCAGCCCGCACCACCGCGAGTGGTCTTTTTGGGTCTAAGTGGCTCAGTCGTTTTCCAGCCCCTCATCGGTGGGTCAGACTTTACAAATCCACGGGCTGCACGTTCAGCGTCTGAAAGTACAGAATTGATAACCGAATTGAAGTTCTTGACCGCTTGCTTGTCAAAAGCCTTTAAAGCGGTAAGAGTCTCTTCGATTCCTACAAGAATGATGTCGCTTTCGGCCTCAGCCATGTTTTTTCGCCCGTTCTTTTAGGTAGGCAGTTATAGCTTCAAGTACCCCCTCGGGGGCATCGAGCAAGTCAATCGGTGAAATGCCTGTTTCCACCGAGATAGCGGCTACAGTGTAGGTTAAGCTATCTCGGTGGACCCGAAAGACTCGTCAGCGTCGAGTTCTGCAGTGATGATGGTGTCCAAGAACTCTGGACCCCACGGCTTGACAACAACGCCAGCCGCACCCATACACTTCCACGCCAACCAAAATATGTGTTCGATTTTTTGCTCTTCACCGAGCAGCTTTGGCATTCCTTTGCCGTATTGCTGCTCGAAAGCCACGATGACGCGAGGTGTCAGTTTGTATGAAGCCTCGACGCCGTCTGTGGTTTTAACCTTGATTGATAAGCCGTCCATTTGTTCCCCCTTGTTGGTTTATGACTTTGTAATAACTCCGCTAATCGGCCATGTAACCGACGCAGTTGCGAGTTCTCCGACGGCGCCATTAAGCGGAGTCCATTCGGATACTAACGCATTGAACGTGTATGCAGGTGAGCTGCCAGCAACTGGACGCACAGTCATTGAGACCGAGGTGCCGATTGTTGGGTAGATTACAGATTCAAGCGCACCACCTGCGTAGTCCTGATTGAACTCGAAAGTGACGCTGTTGTCTGCAAGCCCAGCAACGCGTGTGCGGGCTGTGTTGCCAAAAGCCGTGGTCTCTACGACATCGAGCGTTGTGCCCAAAGTGACAGAAGTGACGTAGCTTGATAAATCTGTTGTGCCGAAAGTGACGGCAACGTTAGTCAGTACGATACGAGCCATTTATGACACCGCCTTTGTGATGTTGCCATCGATTGGCCATGTAACCGATGCGGTTGCAAGCTCTCCGACGGCGCCGTTGAGTGGAGTCCACTCAGACACCAAAGCGCTGAATGAATATGCAGGGTTGTCTGCGCCTGTTGTCGCGCCGTTTGGCTTGACGACTACTGCAGTTGTTGTGCCAACAAGTGACGGTGAGCCGTTGATTGTGGCTTCGACGTTTGCCGCTGCGTAGTCCTGGTGGAACTCGAGTGCTACTGAGTTGTCCGCAAGACCGCCGATTCGTGTGCGGGCTGTTGTTCCAAAAGCCGTTGTCTCGATGACGTCGTCTGTTGTGGTCAGCGTGATTGAAGCGATGTGGTCTGAAAGATTAACGCCATTGATAGTGACAAAGGCGTTTGTTAAGACTAAACGGGCCATTACTCGGCTCCTTCTGCTTGTGTTTTGATGGGGCTATTGCTTGAAAGGTGCCCACCGCCGACAAGCGCGGCGATATTGAGTCCAGCTTCTAGCAATTCTTTTTCAGCGACTTGGTCGCCTTTTTTCTTGTTGGCCACCACAAGGGTGTCCGAGGTGATTGTGTATTGCATGTTAGTCTCCTTGACCCCATACGGTTAGTCGGTAGCGATAAGAAAGGTAGTCGATGTCGCCCGTTTGATAAGTGCCAGACTCTGCAGAAGTGACTCGCAACGTGTCGCAAGCACCACTTAGAGTGCGGTCAGATTCAATGGCCGCCTTGATTGAGTTGTCACCAGAACCCGCTAGGTATTTGTCTAGCTTGTCTTGTGCCGCACGCTCCGAAAAGCGCTGCACGATGACGAACACATCAAGATTTGCCTGGTCCAAGCCGCGGGCGTTGTTCAAATCGAAAGTGAAATCGAGCTGGCCAACGACGACGCAGGGTGGAACGATGACATCTGGGACGATGTCGTAGGTGCGCAGTCCCTCAATAGACGAAAGATTCTTTTTAATTCCGTCGCGAATCTGGCTGATAATCACGCAACAAGCCCGTTCATCTTGCGGAATGGGCGAATTAAAGCCTCGACGTCTGGGTCAAGGCGTGAAGTCAAACGAACTGTGCCGATTTCTGGAGTGCCCGCAACACCGAACGGAGATTGGCGGCGAACAAAAAGGCGAGAGGCTTGGAGTTTTGCAGCCATTGAGATTTCAGCTGGAACTGCAGCCCAACCCCACACGGCAGTCACTTTGACGGACTGCGGCAGGTTGTAGGGAAAAATGTAAGAGTCGATAGCCAACAAGCGAGTAAGCGGCCAGCCGCGGCGTGGGTTGTTGACAGGCTCTACCATGTAATCATCGGCTTGCCAAATAGTGGTGTAGAGCTGGTCGAAGTTATCGTCTGTTGCGATTTGGGTAAGAGACACAAAGTCATCAACATTACAAGTATACCAGTCTTGGGCCGTGTAGTAACGCACGACAGGCGCGGCAGTTGTGCCGTCTTTGTAAAAAAAGCGGCCAGTGTAATCGTCAATCATACGGCTCGCGGTTAGAATCGCAGCTTCAAGTGCAGTGTCGTCCTGAATATCCTCAATCGCGAGGGACGTCTTCAGGTCGGACAGGGTGCAGTATGCGTTTGTTAGAGCCACGCTTTCTCCTTTTTTCAGTCTTTGATTGTACGGCTCGCTCGAGTGCGGGCTCGGCGGTTGCCGTTTCTAGTCGTTTTCGAGTTGCCATGAGATATGGTGCCTCTCGTCGAGCCAGTAACTCTTTTGGTGCGGCAGAATAGCCGCTGTGTTCACGTGGATTGGAAAGCCGAGCTGGCGAACCCTGCGGCTGAATAGCAAGTCTTCACTAATCCACTCACCGTTCAGCGGCCCGTCCCAGAACCAGCACCAGTCTGTGCCTTGGTGTGGGTCTGCGATTTCTCGCATCTTTTCCAAGACGCTTCTGTGGATTAGCACGCAGCCTGTTCCACAAGCATCTATCTCGAAAACGGCGTTTCGGTCGTACCTAAACAATGGCAAGAACCCCTCGGGGGCATCTTGAAAAATCGCGGGGACGGGCTTCGGATAGAGGCCTTCGTCCTTGAATGCTGCAAACACTAGGCCCGAAACTACGGGGCGTTCTAAGTGGTGCGCGGTGTTGATGAGCTGGTCAAACACTGAAACCGACAGCTGTTCATCAGAGTCTATTAATAGCAACCAGTCAGAGTCTGTGCTGTCCAAGAAAGTCTTGACTACTCTGTTGCGTAACTTGCTGAGAAGCCCGTTGCCTTTAACGCGGACAAAAGGGCCGAGTTTGTCGCTTCTGACTTGCGCAAGCTGGATAAGCTTAAAAGCGAAATCGCCATTTACGGTGCCTGGGTCACAGACGCCGATTGATACTTTGTGCCCTGATTTCATGTGTCTCCCCCGAGAGGTGTAGGGCAGATGAGTCGGGGGAGTCCCACCTGCCCTACACTTGTACTAGATTCTTTCAGATTAGAAAGAAGGTGCTACCAAACCAGTGCCTGAAATGATTGAGGCTGCTGCTGGGTAACGTCCCGCTGTGAATGCGCTGAATCCGTAAACGACAGTCTTGATTGTCAAGCTGCCTGGAGATGTTGCATCGAAGCGGAGTGAGAATGGAGAACCTGGTTGCTCCCATAGGTGCATTTCGCGTGCATCAACCAAGTAGATTTCGTCTTGGTTTGTTGCTGCGCCGTAAGTTGTGCCTACGTTTGCATCTGTGATGATTGGAAGACCAAGCAGCTGGTAGCCAGAGTTTGCGTATTGTGCAACTCCTGCACCAGTTGCAACTGCGTTCATTACGCCGTTTGCTGTTGGTACTACTACTGGACGACCTGTTGAGTCTGTTGCAGCCAATAGGAATGCAAGACGACGTGGGTGCATAATCCAGTGTGTAGGTGTCGTAAAGACGTTGCTCTGTACTTGCTGCAAAGCGTCTGCTAGCTTTGGGTACAAGAGTGCGACTGTTGGTGTTGTCGCTGTGAATGTGATTGCGTTTCCACCTGAACCACGGATACCTAGCATCTGGCCATTTGAGCCAGTACCGTTTAGAATCTGTGAATCAAGTGTTGTGTGCCATGAACGAATGAGGTCTGCAACAACGAATGTGTCGATACCTGTACCGCGCTCGATTGCCTGGCGTGATAGGTCCTGTTGTCCTGCGATGGTTCTCACGTTAACAGTCAACAGTGTGTCGTCTGCGTCAGTCTCTGAAACTGCTGTGTTCTGTGTTTCCTGAACTGCAGTTGAAGTACCTGTCGTCATACGGGATATTTCAAGGGTCATACCTGAAGGGGGCAAGGCCATCTTATTTGTAGCGAAGTCCGCTGTTGGGCGTCCTGCGCGAGCAAGAGGAGCAGCTAGCTCTGTGAGGTACTGTGGTACTACAAGACCAACGAAGTTACCAGTGCCAACGTCACGACGCTCGACTGATTCTTCTTTCATGTGGCGAGCAAGGCGCTCGTTTGCTGAGTAGTCATTGCGGAATTGTGCATTGAACGCGTCCTTGATGAACGAGTTCTCAGATTCTGCAGTATATGTGCGTGCTTCTGAGATGACGCGAGCGCCACCAACTGATGCAGGTGTTGCAACTGGTGCAACTGATGCACGTGCTTCTGCAGCCTTAACGTCTGCTTCAGCTTGTGTCTTTAGCTTTTCGATTTTTGAATCGAGTGAACGTGACTCTTCTACAAGAGCGTCAACCTTCTCGGTCTCCTCTACAGTAAGGTCGGTACGGTTCTCTTCTGCTACTGCTTCGAGAACTGCGTCCATTTCAGCCTTAACTGCATCACGGCGCTCGATTACTTTGTCAAGAAATGACATTGTATGGCTCCTTATGAGTTTGGATTCGAGGTGGTGGCGATTGGGCTCACGGCGCTTGAAGGGTGTGAGAGTCGCTCCGACTTCGGTATCTGACAACGATTTGCTGGCAGAATGCTATTTCGTGCTGTTGATGATAGCCTTGGCTAGGCGAAGCGAGATTGAACGAGGTTGTGCAGCTTTGTCCTCTTCTTCACCCATTGTGGCTTCGTCTTCCATTGGCGCCTCTTGTGCGCCCATCAATGCGGCCATCATTTCGACAGCTTCCATGACGTATTCGTGTCCTTCAGACATCTTTTCAAAGACGGTCTGCAGAATGATGAGTGACTCGCCTGAGACCTCACGGCCCTCTTTGACGGCTTGAATCGCGTTGGCCAGAGCCTCGCGAGCTTCGACTGTTGTAGTTGGGTAAGCGGGGTAAGTGACTACGCTGACGTCGCCGTCCGCGAGCGAAACTTCAGTGAGTGTGCGCTCTGTGCGGTCTGGACTCCACTTTTGGCGAATGACGCGAAACGCGAAGCTCATTTGGTCAACGTCGCCGCGCTGGATTAGAGTCCACAAGTCGCGAGCTTCCGTAGTGTCTGGCAAGTCTGCGTCAAAGCGCAAGCCGACTTCGTCCTCGGACAATGTGAGTGTGCCGTTCTTTGTGCGTGCCAACGGTAAACCTTCGTGATTAATGAGCAAGCGGACATCTGGTGTCTCGCTGAGAGTCTTGCGGAATGCACCAGGAGCGATGCGCTCGCTGAATGGAAGCGGGACGCTTGAGTCGTTAAAGACCGCAGCATAGCCAGACAAGCGCATTGCGCCGTCCTCTGCCTCGCGTGTTTCAATATCGCGCACTGTAAAGGTGCGACGCTCGATTTCTTTCATCTTGCTCCTGTCTTCCCCCACGGAATCGCGCTGAACTTCACCGCCTGGCTCAATATCTTCAGAGATTGAGACTGCGACCATTTGGTCGATGGCGTCTTGCTTTGTGTCGTGGCAACCAAGTGTAGTGTAGCTGCCATCTGATTCTTGCTTAACTGTGGCCCAGCCTGCGCAGTCGCTTTGCTGGTCGGAAACATAGTATGGCATTAATTGACCTCATAAACGGACGATGGATTTTCAGGGTCAATCGTTGAGACTTGCTGCAACTGACCTGTTGGAACTCCAGTATGACCCATCGGCGGCAAGCCAACAGCCTCGAGGACCGATTTCGGCTCGAATCCGACTTGAATCAAGTTGGTTGCGATTTCTGCCCTCAGCTTCATACCGACCTCTTTTGCGTCTGTCAAGTCGATATTTTGCAGTGGAACTCTGTATTGGTCGCCGTCTGCGACTGGTGCCATGTCTTCCGATGCATGTACGTCGTTGACTGACAAAAAGCCCTCGTTCAGGCCTTTTGTGTAAGCCTCGTAGCGCTCGAGTGTTGTACCACGAAGCAAGGCGTCAAGGTTGAACTTGATGAAGCCGTCAGGCTCTGGCAGTAGAGGTGAAAGTGCTTGTTCAATGCGCTCCAAAAGTGGACGCAGTGAGTGCTGTACGAAAGACAAGTTCTGTGCTTCAACGGATGCAAACGACATTGCGCCTGCCACTGGGTGGCCGAGTAATGAAATCGGGACGCGGAAAAGGCGAGCGATTTCTTCAACCCCAAAACGACGAACTTCGAGAAGCTGTGCATCTGCGGCGTTGAGTGTTAGCGGCTTAAACGAAGCGCCACCAGTCAGAACGCCGAGCTTGCCCGCACGGTACGGGCCAGTGTGTGAAAGATTCCAGTTGCGTGCGATGTCTGTGATTTGCTCTTCAGTAAGTTCGCCTGGAGATTCAATGACGCCGCCTGGGTTGGCCGCGTTTCCAAAGTAAGAGGCTGCGTACACTTCGGCTGCCATCGCAGAACCCAAAGTGATGCGGGCTGCACCGATTGGACCGAGTCCAAGCAGCTGGCCTGGGAGTCTAAAGAGTGGAATATGAAGCATCTCGCGCTTCGTCAGAATCATTGTCTTTGTGGCGCCCTCTGCAGATTGCAGCCCGTCATACAGGCTGTTCTGACTGTTGGTGCCGATTGTGACTTCGTAGTAGATTTCGGCTTCTGCACTCGGACGGCGAATGCGCACGTTCTGTGGGTTGATGCAGTAAAGCTCCATGACATCGCCCAGCTCGTCGCGGACGGTCAGAATGAATGCGTTGCCGTGCAGGTTGAGCGAGGTTACGATTTGCTCGTAGAACTCCAGGCGTGTGGTGTCTGGATTCGGGCGGCTTACCCACTCTGGCTGCGAGCCATAGACTGCGGCGTACGAAATGCGTTGACGTCCTCTGCGCACGTAGGCAGAGAGGGGCAAGGAACCAATTGTATCACCTAAAAGGCGCACACACGCGTAAACGGTGGACATGCGAATTGCCGTGTCGGCATTAACATCAACTCCAGCTGGAGATGAGTATGCAGGACGGCCTGGCACTAGCGGCTCAACGAATTGGTTCTGTGCTCGTTGTTCACTAGCCTTGCGCAGTCTGTTTGATAGACTCATTTAGTGGCCTTTTCTGTGTCGAGTTGGTACCAGCCGTCGTCCCAAAGGGTCAACAACCGCTTGAAATATCGCTCGTATTGCACGCCGACCGCTTCGAGTGAATATTTCTCAATCGCTTGCTTTCGGATAGCTGCGCGGTCTAAAGACTTGACGTCCTCTGCCGCTTGCACGAACTCTGCCAGCGTGTGGCATCTGTAGCCAGTCACACCGTCGATGTTTGTCTCTGTAAAAGCGCCCCAGTCGGTGGTGATTGTTGGAGTGCCGCAGGTCTGAGCTTCGACCACGATATTGCCGAATGGCTCGATGTAGGTAGTCGGCGCAAAAAGTGCAACAGCGCCGCCCATCAACTCTGCCCGCTGTTCTGGGCCTACGTTGCCAACAAACTCGCCGTACCCGCCATTTGGAGTGCCAGGACCTGCGATTATGAGCCTCTTGCCGAGGCGCTCGCAGACCTCTTGCGCGATGTTGTAGCCTTTTCGCTCAATAAGTCTGCCGATAAAAAAGTAGTAGTCTCCGTCGCCTTTGCCCTCGGGAAACATTTCAGGCTCGAGATACCCAGGGATAACTGCGTCAAAAAAACCGCCATCAACTGTGGTTGGGTTCTTATGTCCCGCATAGATGGAGTGCATCCAAGCATAAGACTCGAAGACCTTGAACTTGGCGAAGGTGCCACCATAGCCGATGCCGAACTCCACCGCAGTGTGTGCAGGAAAAGAGTCTGCGATTGGCTTGTGTGCGTAGCCGCCAATCAAACAAATGAAGTCTTTCGGCTCGATACGTTCGCGCATGCGGTTGATGACCGTCGCGTTAAAGATTTGCCAGTGCGGCAAGCTCGTATCGAAAGAGGCTGTCGTGTAGTGGGCGTCGCCGACTGCTGCAGCTCTTTGCTGTTCGCTTATGCAAACCACGTGCTCTGTCACTGGTGCTTCGTTCTGCTCGCCTGCGTAGAGAACGACCTCATGCCCGAGGTCTGTCATCATGATACAGAAACGACGCACTTTCTCTGTGAAAGCGCAAGTTGCGAAGTCTTTAGTGACTTGTGTGTGTG